TTATGATAATGGAATTGACGTAGACGCTAAAGATATTGTTCCTATAGTAAAACAAGCTTATATCAAGGATATGAAAGAAATGTTAGGTAAATTACCTGATGACTTAGTTGAAGAGCTTGTAACTCCAGACAGAGTTAAGGGAATCAGAAATAAAAGAATTCAGTCTGTTAAAGCTAAGAATGCTCAGTCTCAGGTTAAAATCCAAGATACAGGAGCTAAGCCTAAGCCGCAGGAAGATAACAAGAAAAGACTTTACAGCAAAGATTTTTTCAAGAATTTAGGTGATTTTTAATAATATCGGGGACTTAACTGTCCCCTTTATTTTTTTATGTAATTTATTGGTTTTTAACAACTATATATAGGAACAAAAGTTCCAGCTAGATAACTTGAGTACGTCTAGGCGTTTTGGCAAGCATTAGCCCCGAAACCAACTGAACACAGAAAAGAGTTTATAGCAAAATTAATTTTTTGTCAACAACTTTTTTAGGAGAATTTTATGGCAAATGTAGCCGCAGACTTATCAACATTAAATGGTCTTGTAAAAGACACGTACGCAGACAACGTACACAACATGATTCCGATTCAATCAAAATTACAACAATTGATTAAATTCGGAGCTAGAGAAAAAATGCCAGGTAACTTTAACTAATTAATATTAAGATTTGACATAGAGAAACCATTCGTGGTATACTCGTTAAAAGATGGAACAGATAAAAAAATACAAAGTTTATTGCTTACGTGATAGAGATGGTAACATAAAATATGTTGGTCAGACTCGACAAACTTTATCTAGAAGGTATACTGCACACAAATGTGGTAGTCACTTCAAAAACGAACAGTTCACGATAGAGTTAATTCAAAGTTTTGATATTCCTGAGCCGATGTTTGCTTTAGAAGCTATGTTGATTAAGCAGTATGATTTGATTAACACAGGCTGGAACAGAGCAGAAGGTTATGAAGAAGGAAAAGAACTTCATGACGCTTCCGGAGAGCTTAACGGATTTTACGGTCATAAACACAGACCTGAGATTTGTAAAGCGATTGGGGAGAGAAGCAAGGGTAACAGTTATGCAAAGGGATCTAAAAGTCGTTCAGGCTTAAAGAACAGCCCCGAGCATACCAAAGCTATAGTAGAAGCTTTACAGAAACGAATCATGTGTGTAGACACTGGTGAGGTTTTCGAGAGCATGTCTAGTGCAGCTAAAAAGTATGGACTAAACAAGAGCAAAATAACTGAAGTATGCAAAGGTAGACGAAAATCTACTGGCGGTCTGAGATTCATCTATATTAATTAACGGAGTGGTTTGGTCGAAATACCAAGCTTAAAACTCTCTCCTTAATTGCTGGAAACTCCTAACGTAAAGCCGAGGACAATCAGCAGCCAAGCCGGAAACGGAAGGTTCAACGACTAGAGCAGCCTTAACGCTCGTAGCTTCAAGTGAAGCGAAATGGGAGAAACCTGAACAGATAGGATTAAAATCCGAATGCTGAAGGTTAAGATATAGTCTACTCTGCAGAGAAATTTGCAGCAGCAGTAAAATAGCAATCATTACTGCGGATAAAGCTTAACGAACTTTATTGAATAACACGCTACAATCAACCGATTGCGTTACAATTAGAGCATGGTGTTACTTATGCAGACGCTGATGACGGAGCTTTCGCTCTTAACGATGCAATCTCTTCTGTAACTAAACACGCAAGAGTAAAAGGTGCCCAAATGTTACTTAGATCAGTAATCGCTTACGATCTATTAGCATCTGCTCCAGCTAAAGGACAAAGAGCTTTCGAAAACGCAACTAAATATATCGTACAAGCTATGGCTGAGTCTATTTCTAAGAAATTAGAAGTATCTTTAATGTACGGTCAAAACAACATTGGTGTTGTAAAAGCTGGTTCAGTAGTTGGATCATCTATTGAAATCGTTGCTGCTGAATGGGCTCCAGGTATCTTCGCTGGTTCTAAAGATATGGAAGTTGAAGTTTTCGACCCAACTTTCGCAACTTCTAGAGGTGTATTTAAAATTTCTGCTGTAGATTTCGATCTTAAGAAATTAACTTTCACAACTTCTGCTGCTGCTATCCAAGACTTAGACGTTATCCTTCCAAAAGGAGCTAACTCTAAAGAAGGTGCTGGATTACACAAAATCCTATCTAACACAGGTGTTTTATTCGATATCAACGCAGCTCAATATGAATTGTGGAAAGGTAACGTAGAAAACGTAGGTGGAGAATTAACTTTTGACGTTCTAATCAAAAAAATGGCTAGACCAGTTGAGAAAGGATTAGAGTCAGATGTAGTTTGTATTGTTAACCCAAAAACTTGGTCATCTTTAATGAAAGATCAAGCTGCTTTAAGAAGATTTGATTCATCGTACTCAACTAAGAAATTAGAAAACGGTACCATGGCTATCGAATTCTTCCACCAAGCTGGTAAAATTGAAGTTCACTCTTCAATCTACTGTAAAGAAGGTTACGCTTATGTAATCGCTCCAGAAGACTTCTTAAGAATTGGTGCTACAGATATCACTTTCTCACTTCCAGGATTACCAGATAACTTCTTAGTTATCGCTCCAAACAATGCTGGTTATGAGTTAAGATGTTATTCGAATCAAAGTTTGTTCTGTAAGTCAATAGGGAAGACTCTATTACTTACCGGAATAACTCACCCTTAAGATTTCAATAACTTAAGTGTTAAAATGGGGAGCTTCGGCTCCCTTTTTTATTATCTAGTCCCGAAATACTTACAAAATAAATCCGATTTTACTTGACTTAATTAACAACTATATATAGAATAGTATGTAGGAGATATACTTATGAAGATATGTAGTAAATGCAAAACGGAAAAACCTTTAACAGAATTTAGACTAGTTAAAAACAGACATGGTAATGTTGGACCACACTCTTATTGTGATGACTGTAGAAAAGCTGATAAACGAGCTAGATCTGGCTGTAAACCTAAAGAAGAACACATTAACTTGGAAAACCAAACTAAGAAATGTTCTATATGTAAAGAATGGAAATCATTCTCTGAATATGATAAATCTACATCTAGTGCTGGAGGAGTATTCTCTCAGTGTAAATGTTGCAGAGTAGGAAAATCTAAAGAGCATTATGAAGCTAATAAAGAAGTCGTAATTCAGAAGAATAGAAAATATTATAGAGAGAACAAAGTAGCTGTATGTAAAAAGAATTCTGATTACAAGAAAAATAGATGTAAAACTGACTCTGTATATTTACTTAAGAAACGGTGCCGAGCCAGAATCTGGGATGCTCTCAGAAAGAAAGGCTGGACTAAAAGACGTAAATTTGCAGAATATTTAGGCTGTACAGAACAGGAATTTAAAGATCACATAGAATCATTATTTACAGAAGGAATGACTTGGGAGAAACTACATAATGGAGAAATCCATATTGATCACCACTTTCCCCTATCTTTAGCCGAAACAGAGGAAGATGTATACAGATTATGTCATTATAAGAACTTAAAACCTATGTGGGCAGCAGATAATATTAGTAAATCTAATAAATTACCCGAAAACTAATAAATAATCCAACAATTTAACAACTATTTATAGGAATTAACCTGTAAATAGGTGTTAAAATGAGTATCACACTAGTAGTCAATAACGTCCCTTTTGAGTTTCCGCAAGAAGGCGAGCAGGCACCTTGGGGTCAGTCTGTAACTGATTTTGCAACCGAAGTCACGAAAGTTTTAAACTCGCTAAAAGGTTCGTCAGACATTTTAGAAACCTCAGCAATTATTGCAAATAACGTAACAACATTTGTCGATATTCCAGACTTTGTATTCAATCCGAGTACAGTACGATCATTTAAAGTAGAATGTAACGTATACAGAGCTGCTGGAGCAACTACACTTACAGAAGTTTTAACTCTTACAGGATTAAATATCGGTGGTGGATGGTTATTACAGCAAGACGGAATTGGTAATTCAGGTATTACCCTAGACATCACACCAGCAGGACAAGTTCAGTATAAGTCATCAAACATGACAGACACACCATATACAGGTTTAATTAAATTTAGAGGCATTGGTATTTTAAATAGCTAATATGAAAAAAGTAGAAAAGAAATACATTATTTATAAAGTTACTTCTCCTAGTGGGAAGGTTTACATTGGTTTATCTTCTAAGTCTCTAGAGCAAAGAATTGCTAAACATAAAGACACGGCTAGATGGGTTAGACCTGATGGATATTTCCAAAAAGCCATAACTAAATATGGTGATAGATTAGTGTGGGAAGTATTACACGAAAATTTAACCAGAGAAGAAGCTTTAGAACTAGAAATTTATTATATAAAATTAAATAACTCTAATAATCCTTTATATGGGTATAACTGTTCAAAGGGTGGAGAATACATGCCGGACTCTGCGGCATTAAAGCTCAGAGAAAGATTCACTTCGCAAGAAGGAAGAGATGCTCACGCTTCTTGTTATGGATTACCTAAAATATTAGTTACAGATAAAGACGGAAATATATTATTTGAGTATGTGAATAAGAAAAGATTATGTCAAGAATTAAATCTAGACTATTGGCAAGTTTGTTTATGTTTAAAAGGTGAAAAAGCTTCGTGTGGAGGCTATTACTTTTTTTATGAAGGTACAGAAATTAATCCTAAGCAGTTATGTTTAAAATTAAAAAAACCTATATTTGAATACTATAAAAATGATGTGTTAGTAGATTGGGACATTAGTCTAAGAAATTTGAGTTTTAAATATAAATTTAATTTAAATACAGCTTATGCTATGTCTAGTGGAGTTATTTATTCCACACTAAATTACAAAATTTCTAAATTAACAGGAGAACTATAATGGCGTCAAAGTCGTTCCGCTATTTTTTAAAAGGTATCGAATTAAGAGGTGAGGCGGCAGATCCGTCTGACAATTTAGAAGGGTCAATTTGGTCCAACTCTACTTCGAATAGATTTAAAGGTTACATTCAGGCTGCTATCAGAGAATTCGTAACTACAGATCAAACTCAGACATTAACAAATAAAACTATTGTCGTAACTAACAATACAATTACTACAGCTCCAAACGGAAATTTAACTTCTACGGAATTAAATAACGCTTTAGCTGAGTTACAGACAGATATTGACACGAGAGCTACACAGTCTAGTTTAAATTCGCATACAGGGGCTTCTGCTGCTGTACACGGAGTTACTGGTTCTGTAGTTGGAACTTCAGATACACAAACTCTGACAAACAAAACTTTAGTGGACAATTCTACAGTAGTTGTAGGGTCAGCAGACGCTACTAAAAAAATTAATTTTGAGAATAATCCAGCTACCACTGGAACAACTTTAACTTTACAGGCAACACAAACTGTAAACAGAGTTATCGCTTTCCCAGACGCTTCAGATACTTTAGTTGGTGTCGGGGCTACTCAAACTTTAACAAATAAAACTTTAACTTCTCCGGTAATTAATACTCCAACAGGGATTACAAAATCTGATGTTGGTTTAAATAACGTAGACAATACTTCAGACGCTACTAAAAACGCTGCAGTGGCTACTCTGACAAACAAAACTATTATCGGTGCTGATATTCAAACTCCAGTTAGATCAGACGTAAAACAAGGCACTAAATCAGCTCTAAATACTTACGCTTCTACAGCCTCTAACGGTCAGTTAGTTTTTGCTACAGACACAAAAGAATACCTAGCTGTAAAAGACGGTGTATTAGTTGATATTGGCGGTTCTGGCGGTGTTGGATCTGTAGACACGTTGATGTCACAGACTTTCGACAAAGCTGCTTTAACAGACTTTACACAGACAGGAATGGAGCTAGTTGCTTCTCCGTTTATTCAAGGTGCATTTACTGCTAGATTAATTCACCAGGCAGCAAGCACATATTCATTTAAACAAATCGTAGCAGCTAACCCTAAATTCAGAGGTCAGCTAAACACGTTAGCATTTTCTGCCAGATCTACTGCAGCTTCTGCAAACGTAACAGTGACAATTACAGACGAAACAAACTCTGCTGTACTATTGTCAAGTACATTCACTACAGGACAAATTACTTCAAACGTATTTAATACAGCTAGCTCAACTACAGTTACAGTAACTAGCAACACAATTTTAAATCAAATTAAAGTTGGTGCCAGCATTTCCGGATCTGGTATTCCTACAGGAACTACAGTTACAGCAGTAAACAGTACAGCAGGGACAATTACAATTTCTCAGGCAGCTACAGCTACAGCAACTGGAGTTTCGCTAAAGGTTTCTGTGTTGCCAAAAACTCAGAAATACACTTTTGCAATGCCAGCAAACTGTGCTAGCGTTTCGTATACAATTTCTGCATTAGCCGAGTCTGGATTGCCAGAAACTTACGTGGACGATGTACAGATTTATTTAACTCAGAATCCACAGACAAGTTACTCGATTACACAAACAACTTTCAATGCTACAGACTGGACTCCGTATACCCCAACTTTCACAGGTTTCGGTACACCTTCTGCTGTAGAATTTGAATACAGACAAGTAGGTGGAAACTACGAAATTCGTGGTAAATTCACTTCAGGAACTACTACAGCTACAGAAGCTAGAATTTCTTTACCAGCCGGAGCAACTTCAGCAGGGACTTCGATAATTCCTAGTTTACAACAAATAGGAGTAATGTCTAAGAGTGTTTTAACTGCCACATATTTCACCGTTTTAATCGAACCTTCAGTTACATATATTACATTAGGTGCCCAAAACGCATCTTTAGCTGGATTAACAAAACAAACCGGAAGTAACCTTTCTACAAGCGGTGAATCTTTCTCTCTTACAGCTTCAATTCCAATAGCCGGACTTACAGCAAACACCACCACAACTAGCACAATTCCGCTAACTAGCTCTGTATTGGTTACTCAGCCTGATAGTCAAATGACTTGGCAAGGGTACGCAGGTTTAGGTTCCACAAGAACAAAAATTCCGTACTTCACAAATGCTAGAACAATGACTGGCTCTGCTATCTCATACACTTCTTCTACAACGAATGGATTAGAAGTTACTGTATTAGAAGATGGATATTATAATATTCAAATGAACGCAACTGATGACACTAGTGGAACTACTGTAGTTGCAATAGGATGTGATTTAACCGATTTTACAACAGGTCCAGCTGCTAGATATACAGACACAACTGTTTTAAAAATTGCAACAGGATCAAACGGTTCAACTAACAGAGATAGTGCATCTGTTCAGTGGTCTGGTCCACTTAGAGCTGGTCAGAAAATATATCCAATACTAGATACATCTATTACTGAGATACCTGCAACTCTTTACTTTTCAGTATCAAAAGTTGGTTCAACAAAAATCATCAACCCATCTTCAGATCAGAAAATCGAAATTCCCACTCACGAACTGCGATTCGAGGGTGCGTCTGCTAGAGGTTCTACAGACACAGCTATTGTAAAATT